GTTTAGACCGGGCCGAAGTTGATGGCTATGTGATTGTGCAACGCTTCTCAGAGCGCGCAGGTCAAGATAAATTGGACACATTCCTTGCAGGAACTGGTGCCACATCTATTAAGACCGCTCTGGAATCGGATCGCACACTAGGGGGAGCAGTTAACACCTTGCGAGTTACAGCCGCGCAATCAGGCACCTATGAGTCACAGGGCAATTCATTTATCTCATACCGCTACAACCTCACAATCTGGGGATAGGAGAACCAATGTCATACAAAAACACTTCAGACCGCGAGGTTTGTGGCAAGAAGCCAGGGGAATCAATAACTGATAAAGAACTCGCTGAATATGGCGCGAACATTGACGCACTTGTTGAGGCAGGAACCATCAGCACATCTAGCGCATCTTTCAAACCAGTCGTCAATGAATCAGGAGCATAAATCATGAGTCGTATAGTTTTAACTAACATGTCGGTGACTATAGGAGCGGTGGACCTAAGTGACCATATAACATCAGTGACTATTGAAACCACAGTCGAAGCCGTCTCTACTACAGCGATGTCAAGTGCTGGTTTAACAAGTCAAATCGGTGGATTAAAAACTAACACCGTCACACTTGACTTTCATCAAGATTTTGCAGCCTCAAGTGTTGAAGCCACAATCTTCCCACTCATCGGCACAGCTACAACAGTGCTGATAAAGCCTGCTGTTGGTGCAACTGCACTTACAAATCCTCTTTACACAATCAGCGACGTGCTTGTGACAAGTTGGACACCGATTTCTGGTGGCGTTGGTGAGCTTTCAACTGCATCTGTGACTTATCCATGTGGCGCAGTCGTTAAAACAATCGTCTAAATGCCACTACTTGTTTTCCCTTACTATGAATCTGGAGATTAAATAATGGCAAGAATCGTTTTAACCAATATGTTAGTGACAGTCGGTGGAACTGATCTTAGTTCATTCATCACATCTGCAACGCTTGAAACAACAGTTGAAGCAGTTTCAACGACAGCAATGTCAAGTGCTGGTCTTACAAGTCAAATTGCTGGCTTGAAAACTAATACTGTAACACTTGATTTTCATCAGGATTTCGCAGCAGCAAGCGTTGAAGTAACGATGTTTCCACTTATCGGAACTGCAACAACTGTGGTTCTCAAGCCAGCCAATACCACAACAAGTGCCACAAATCCGTCATACACAATTGCTGACGTGCTTGTGACATCTTGGACACCGCTTTCTGGTGGCGTTGGAGAATTGTCCACTGCATCTGTAACTTATCCTTGCGGCGCAATTACTAAAGCACTTGCCTAAATGCCTTTACTCGTTCTTAAAAATGCCTATGTCACAATTGCTGGAACGAGTGGCACCGTTGATATATCTGACCATGTCAGAAAAATAGAAATATCAAGCACTTACGACATCGTTGAAACAACTGTGTTTGGTGATGTTAGCCGGCGTCGCATTGCCTCACTAGCTGATAATCAACTCTCACTTGAACTAATCCAAGACTTTGCCAGCAGTTCCATAGAGGCAACTATTTATCCGCTTCTTGGAACTGCTGCCACAGTTAACATCAGACCAGTTAACGCAGCAGTATCTGCTACAAATCCAAACTACTCATTCAGCGCACTCATCACATCTTGGACACCTCTTAGTGCCAGCGTTGGAGAGCTACTTATGGCAGAAGTGCAATGGCCTATCTCAGGCAATATCACAAAGACAACAGTTTGACCTTTAGGGGGAAATTATGGACGGACTATCAGTAAAAGTAACCACAATTGATGGCAGCAGCGAAACTTACACGCTAACGCCACGCATCATTGTTGAGTTTGAACAAAAGTTTAATAAAGGATTAGCCAAGCTCTTGTCTGAAGAACAACGCCTTGAACACATTTACTATTTAGGCTGGGCAGGAATGAAGGCATCGGGCAAGGTAGTAAAGCCTTGGGGATTAGATGCACTCGACGCATTCAAATCAGTTGAGTTGGTGACTGACCCTTTTTCAGAATCCACAGAGACAGCCTAACTTACACAATAGCGGCGCTCTCAGTGGAACTTTCTGTTTCGCCAATTGATCTTTTAGCCGCACCACCTGGCATCTTAGAAGCCATACTTATTTATCTCAAAGAACGTAACAAGAGTCGGAGCAGATAGATGCCAGAGAAGGTCATTGTGTTAACCGGCATTAAAGAAACAATGACCGCTCTTGACGCCTTTGACAAAGATGCCAAAAAAGCATTTGAACGAGTTATCAATGAAGAGCTAGGCATGGCAAGAGATAAAGCGCGCGCACTCATGCCAGATAAACCGCCAATGTCAAAATGGCTCACAACCCCGCCTGTTAATCCGCGCGCGACTACTCGCTATGGCGCAGGTTGGCCTGCTTGGGATTACACAGCCATTCGTAAAGGCATCGCTGTTACAAAAGGGCAAAATAAAGTAAGACGTGATTACACAACTTCTGCGGGAGCGATTAAAAACATTGAGGCATCTGGCGCAATCTTTGAAACTGCTGGTCGTCTAAATAAAACACACTCAAAAAGTGGTGAGCAATTTATTGCAAACGTCAATCGCTTTGGCCCTGCCTCTCGCGGAATTTGGGCAGTAGTTGACCGCGAGGGTGATGGCATCAGAAGAAATATAAGCAAAGCACTTGATGAGGCTAAAGCAAGATTGCAAGCTGCTCTAAATAATTCGAAGGGAGAATGATGGCATCCGGTGCAGTAATTGCCAGAATTATTTCCCAATACTCGGACAAAGGTTCTAAGGCAGCTCAAAAAGATATAATGAAATTGGGCAAGAACTTTGATGCCTTTGCTAAGAAAGCAGGCAAAGCCTTTGCTATCGCAGGGGCAGCCGCCGTTGCATTTGCGGTCAAAGTTGGCGTTGATGCTGTTAAGGCAGCAACCGAGGATCAAAAATCTCAGGTGCTTCTTGCGAACTCTTTGCGCAATACAGTTGGCGCTACCGATTTAGCTATTTCAGCAATTGAAGATTACATAACTCAGCAACAAAAATTATTCTCAGTCGCCGACGACCAGTTGAGACCATCGCTGGCAGCACTAGCGGCAGCCACTGGCTCAATTACTGAAGCGCAGAAACTACAAAGTGTTGCACTCGATATTGCCGCGAACAAGCAAATTGATTTAGTGATGGCTTCTAAACTGCTTGCAAAGGCTCATGGTGGCAACATTGGCGCGCTAAAGAAACTTTACCCTGAGATTTCTGCAAACATTGTTAAGTCTAAAGATTTCGCTGCCGCACTTGATGTAGTTGCTAAGGCATCAGGTGGCGCTGCCGCAGCCGCAGCCGACACCTTGGCAGGGCGCCTTGAAGGTTTGAAGTTAGCCTATGGTGAAGTGCTAGAGACTTTGGGCTATGCCCTCTTGCCTGTTATTACTGAATTTGTGGGTTACATTCAAGCAAATGTCTTGCCAGCACTTGAAGCCTGGGCAAGCACAAATAAAGATAAAATTGCAAAAGGTTTGCGAGATGTATTTGCAGGCGTGCGAGTATTGCTTATAAAATTGGGTGAGTTCTTTGGATTCATTTCACGCAACTTAGACACAATAAAGCTACTTGGCGCAATCCTTGTGGGCATTTTCGTCGGTGGCAAAATCGTTGCAGGCATTGGTTTATTGGTTACAGCAATTGGTTTAGTTACAACTGCACTGACTGCACAAACTGTCGCAGCAAGCACCGCAGCAATTGCAACAGGATTTGCCACTGCTGGTGTGAGTCTTACGCTAGGCGCAGCAGCAGCCATCTATTTCTACAAAGAAATGGGCAAGGTTCAAAAGTCTGTTGAAGGCGCAACAACAGGGGTCAATGATCTAACAGGGGCAATTGGCAACTACTCCATGTCAGCTAATCGCGTTTATGTTTCAACTGAAAAACTAGTTGTAAAACTAACCAAGTCTGAAGTTGCCGCCGCCAACGCCGCAAAGAAGGCAGCAGCCGAGGCCGCACTCGCTGCTAAGAAAAAGCTGGACAGCCTAAAGGCAATTGCAGCCCTTACTAAGGCAGGGGCAACGGCTATAAGTGAGACTGACCCAATCACACTTGAAGCCGCTCGCATTCTTTTGATTAAGCAAGGCGCCGTTGAAGAACAAAAGCGATTTGCAGCCTTTGTTGCCGCTCGACAATTTGAGATTGAGTCAACCAACGCAGCCGCTGAATCGGCAAAGCGTTACGCTGACATTCTGACCGCCCTTGGCGATGCCAAGATCACACCAGCAGAGTTTGAACTTTTAGGTGCTAAGTGGGGAATCACCACAAACGCCGCGCAACTCTATGTGCAGACAATTATTTCCCTTGCTGACAAGAAGGTTAGTGGCGCAGATGTTGCTGCCCTAGGTGAAGATTGGGGCGTTACTTACGAGCAGGCAGCTAAATATCTTGATTTCTTTGCCGCCTTAAATGATGGCACGCTATCTGATACTGAAATCAACAACCTCATTGATAAATGGGGATTTACAAGAGCAGAAGTTATCAAATACGCAGATGCCTTCAAAGCAGCAGCAGACGGCAAGATTGACTTAGCTGAGATTACAGCCCTTGCTAAAGAGTGGGGAACTACTAAAGGCGCCGCTGAAGCCTACGTTGCAAAGATTCTTGAAGAGTTTGGTTTTGAAGAGGCAAACTTAGATGGCCCAATTTCACTTTCTGAAGCATGGGTTGCGGCTTACGGCGATGCTGATATTTACAAAATGTTTGTTGAAGGCAGCACGTTTGAGTTCGACCCAAGCATCACCGCCGGTGCAGATGCAGCAGCAGGTGCGTGGAGATCAGCAACCTCTGATGCCAATGCTTACGCAGCGGCGGCGGCAGCGGCTAGTGGCATTGTTATCAAAGCCCCAACCTTTGCACCTGGCGCAAGTAATGATGAGATTGTCGCCATAGCCGAGGCCGCAGCAGCAGCCGCAGAAGCAGCGGCAGCCGCGGCAGCGGCAGGTGTTGCCGCAAGTGGCGCAATAGCCGATGCGATTGCTAAGGCAGCAGAGGCAGCAGCAGGTGGCAGTGATAGTGGTGGCTTTGGTGAAAGTTTGCCTGATTACCTTAAAAAGAACCTGCCGAAATTTATGGCAGAAGGTGGCATTGTAAATTCACCAACGCTTGCCATGATTGGTGAAGGCGGTGGCCCTGAAGCGGTAATCCCACTTTCCAAAATGGGTTCTATGGGCAACACAACTATTAACGTGACCGTTCAAGGTTCTGTTACATCAGAGCGCGACTTAACCACAATGCTTAGAAACGCGCTGTTGATGGATCAATCCAACGGCAGCTCAATCACCTATTCATCGGCGCTGTAAATGGCAACACCTACACTCGGCGTCATAATTGACTGGGCAAACGGGCCAGCCTTCGGTTTACCCGTTGTCTTGGACGATATTTTGTCAGGCAAATTAGATTCTGGAATCCTGGCAGATGTTCCAAGTGACACGGTAGATGTTGCAGATATTGCCTTGCAGGTTTCAATTAGACGTGGGCGCAACCGTATTCTTTCTAAATTTGAAGCAGGCACAGCCACTGTAATTCTTAACGATGAGAATGCAGACTTCTCAGCTAGTAACACATCATCGCCGTATTATGGCAAGTTGATACC